AGACGGAATTTGTGCAGCGATTGATCCGAAGAACACCACAGTTATGTGGAGTTATGCAGGAGAAGGATTTGACGGTTCCACCAATAACAAGCTAATGATTTACAATTACAGTTTGGATCGTTGGTCCACAGGGGAAATAGACTTTGAGTTTATGAATACATCAGCTCAAGAAGCCTTTTCCTTGGATGCCCTTGATGAAATTTCAACGGATTTGGATTCACTTCCTTATTCCCTGGATTCATGGGCTTGGCTGGATGGCGATATTGGCATAGGTGGTTTCAATGGTTCTCATAAGTTTGGAAAACTGGCTGGAACTAATGCCACGGCAACCATAGACACAACAGAATTTGAAGGAGCAAAAGGAAGGCGTTCCACACTTACATCGGCAACACCGATCATTGATGGAGGAACAACAACCGTAACACCAATTACAAGAGCAAGTCAGGCAGATGGCCAAACAGTAGGAACGGCAGTCAGCATGACAGATACAGGAACAACACCAATACGGTCAACAAGCCGTTTTCATCGTTTGCGATGCACATCAACAGGATCATTTACCACCCTTAAAGGAGTGGATGTATCCGCTAGACCAGAAGGATTACGATAATGGCAACAACAATTACAGCAGCAACCCTCAAGGTTACAATCAAGGAAGAAATTTTATTAAATAACATAGACCAGGGAAATGAAAATATTCTTTCCATCTCTAGCATTAACGAGATTTCTCACCGCATTGTTACGCTGCCAAGCGACAACTCAACAATAGCATTAATGGATTTCAGTACCGTAGCAGGTGCAGGACAATTCATTACAGGTGATGTTAAGTATATTCGTATCACTAATAAGGATGATACTTACGGAGCATATATCAATCTTACAGGAGCTGCGGAGAACGCTTGGATAGTAGTGGATGCAGGAAAATCCCTTATTGTAAGCGGAGCTTCCTCGATGTTGGATGCAGTAGCAAGTGGAACGGTATCCGCTCCAAGTGTGGCTGATTTAACTTCGGTCAAGGGACGATCCGTTACTTCGGCTCAAACAGTTGATTTGGATATTTATGTAGCGTCTGTGTAATGGCTGTTAATCAATATCCATTAGCACCCTTATACTTACCAGACAATGACGAGCATTTGCGTATCGTAAGTGTTTATCTCAATAACACCATTTCTGGGAAACTGAACTCCACAGGAACGGTAACTTTAACAGCGAGTTCAACGACAACTACTTTAACCGATGCAAGAATAGGTGGCAATAGTGTTATTTTGTTTATGCCGATTACGGCAAACGGAGCAACAGCCAGAGCATGCCTCAAGTGCAAACACAGACCAAAACTTCGCCTACATCATCATCGGATAGTGAAATATCCTTTGTTCCCATAGAGCATATTGGACCCTTATGGAAACAGGTTGAAGGACATTTGGAAAAACCATTGGAGATGGACGGCAATGCCTACACCTCCCAGGATGTTCTCAACAGTCTGATTAACGGCAAGATGCAGTTATGGATTAGTTGGAGCAAGAAAAAAGAAAAAGTGGAAGCAGCCATTGTTACAGAAATAGTGGACTATCCGCAGAAACGGGCTTGTCGGTATTTTCTCGCAGGAGGAGATAACATGAAAAGCTGGTTTAAAAAAATTAAAAATGAAATTGAACAATGGGCAAAACTTAATAAATGCCATCGCATAGAATTAGTTGGCCGCAAGGGGTGGTCAAGATGGCTCAAGGATTACACGCCCAAACACATAGTATTAGTTAAGGAAAATTTATGAGTAAAGGAGCAGGAGAAGCAAGAACAGTTCAAAATGTAGAGCCGTGGGCAACGCAACAGCCCTATCTGACAAAAGGATTTGAGAGAGCAGAATCATTATACGGACAACCAGGACCAAGTTATTATCCAGGTCAGACCTATGTAGGATTCTCTCCACAGACGGAAACCGCCCTAACTGCGGCACAAACACGGGCAACGGCAGGCTCCCCTTTACTGCAACAATCCCAAGCCGAATTACTCAAACAAGCACAAGGACAATATTTATCACCAGCAACCAATCCTTATTTACAGGGACTATACAACCAAATGGCAGGTGATGTAACCGCAGGCGTACAGTCTGAATTTTCTAAAGCAGGACGATACGGTAGCGGTGCGAACCAAGCCGTGCTCGCAAGAGAGTTAGGAAATTTAGCCAACCAAGTCTATGCCCCACAATATGCGGCAGAGCGACAAAATATGCAGAATGTCCTATTCCAAGCACCACAACTCGCACAAGCAGATTATCAAGACATTGGAAGATTAAGACAAGTGGGAGCGGAAAGAGAAGGATTACAAGAAGCGGCATTAGCCGATGCGATGAACAGATACCAATACCAGCAACAACTGCCTTATGAAAAGTTAAGAGCCTATCAAGGGGCAACTGGTGGTTCCTATGGACAAACAGGTGAGAAAATCATGCCGATGCAGAGAAACCTTGCAGCAGGACTTCTCTCTGGAGCATTAGGGGGAGCAGAGATTGGTAGTATGATGGGTTCCACTAATCCTTACTGGGCATTAGGTGGTGGATTACTAGGAATGATGCAATAATGGGAATATTAGATTTATTGATGAGTTCTGATCCTCTCATCCAATCAAAAAGGAGAGGAATACTGGAATCAGTTGGAAAGTACGCAGGTGCTCAACCTGTCGCACCCACCATGGGACAAGTGATGAGTTCCATACCAACAGGTATTCAAAGAGGAGAAGATAAGTTTTATCAAAACGAAATGATTAGAATTAAACTTGAACAAATCAAGGCCCCCAATCAGCAAGTGGTTGGAGATAAAGATTCAGGATATAAGTTAATAACAATTCCTAAACCAGAACTTAAAGATGATGGAACTTACGAAACAGCAGGAATTGACATCCAAGAAATAACAAAAGGCATTACTCCTACAACCTTAATGGTGGGAGTGGATGACATAGAAATAAAAGAGAGAATACCAAATATAGATTTAACAAAAGAAAATGAAGGAACAACTTTTACTTTTGATGGTGAAAAATACAAAATAGATAGAAAGAAAAAAGATAAGAAAGATTTATATTGGGAAAAAATTGACAGGTATAATGAACTTAATGAAAAGGCAGATAAAACATCCAAGGAAATAAGCACATTAAGAATACTAGAAGGTAATTTAAAAAATAAAGAAAATATCAATGATATTCTTCTTCCTATCGCTAAAAAAATTCTTGCCAAAGGTTATGATAGTTTAACTGATACAGAAAAAGCTGGTTGGAATGAACTTCGTAGAGTGCCATGGCTGGAATCATTAATGAAAGGTAACGATATAATAACTTCAGCAATCAATTCAACAACAAGTAATGATAATGTAATTGTTATACCTGAATAGGAAAAACCATGAATCAAATCTATGAATATCAAGGTCAAAAATATCAATTAAAAGATGGATTAAGTGTTGAAGAAGCCAAGGGGAAAATTCTAAATTTTATAGATTCACAATATACAAATGTTCCTGAACATAAAGAAATTAAACAGGAAGATTTTGAAATCTTTGGAACCAAAAGATCGGTACTGGAACAAGAGGGAACAAAAGTTAAAAACATCATAGATGTTGTCGTAGAGGACATCAAGCATCTCTATGGCGATGTGGGTGTACCAGAGAAAGCCAAGGTTTCAGGTTCCGATCAGGAAGAACAATTTTTTGGTTTTTCAACGGAAGCGTTACCGACAACAGATGTTCCTTTCTTAACTGATTTAACAGGACGGCAAGTAGTTGATGTTAAAACCTTATGGCAAGAATCTGATGGAGTAAAAGACTTTACTTCCAAAATAGGGAAAAACATAGCTAAAATCGTTGTAGGAGATGTATATGCTGTAGGGGATGTAGGATTTAAAACTCTCTTTGCCCCGATCCAAGGGACCATTTCGGCTGTGGGACAAACCACCGAGGAATTGGCAAAAGAATATTTGGGAGAGGATGGATTCAACATCCTTCAAAGCAAATTATTTGGTAGTGAAACTATGGATGTTGCTGACATCAAAGAGGGCATAGAGGCATTTACTCATATTGCTTTGATTAATTCCATGTCAAAAGCTCCCAAGATTTCACAAAAGCAATACTTCAAACAACTTGCTACGGAAGTAAAACCAAAAATTAGAGTTAAGGCAGAAAGCCAACCAGTCATAGAAAATGTCAAGGAAACGATTTCAGAAACCATTGCTGACCAAGCCTCTAAAACTTCCAACAAAACCAAGGAAGAAATAAAAATAGAGATCAAGGAAAAGCTAGATAAGGCAGATAAAGAAGGGGATAAGAAGGCCGAGGAAATAACTAAAGAAGCTGATGACCTTTATATTAAAGAGGATATATTGGCTGAAAAACCAACGAAAGAAATATTGGATGCAGGCGTTGAAATACTTACAGAAGCAAAAATAAGAAGAAATCCAAAGATACCCCTACAAACACAAATTGTAGAGGCTATTGTTAATAACCAGATCAGCAGAAGTAAAGCGGAAAGTATCGCCATAAAATATGGGACTTCACTAGACAATATTTTAGTTAAGTTTGTGGAACAAGGAACCCTTGCAGGTAAAGAATTAAACTGGCGTAGTCAGGCGAGCAAGGCATTAGAAAAAATATACACTAAAGACGAATTGGCAAAAATGGGAAGGGACACTTCTCATTTAGATACCTTGTCCTTATGGGATTCCCTAGAAGGGTGGCGTAAAGGATTATTGGTATCCATGCCGAAAACAGCCATAAGAAACTTATTAACTGTTTTAGAGAGGGCAACTTTAAAAGAACCTCTTGCTGATTTAATGGATATAGTTTTACAATCCCCGTTACGATTAGCACACCTTGTTTCCAAAGGAAAATTATTACCTGACTTAAAGACAACTCCATTGGATGCAGTTGGCTTATTGGTTAAAAATGTATTTAGAGGGCCATGGGAAGGTTTAACTAAATTAAGTTGGGAAGGATTAAAAAAGAATAAAAAATTAGTTGATGAAATTCTAGCCGATCAGCCCAGTTTAAAAACAAAGTTATTCGATAGATGGATGTCCGATGTGGAAATGGGTCCGATCATGGAAGCTACCATTAAAGAGCATCCTATTAAAGGTCGAATAATAAAAGCAGGGAACAATATCGTTAAGTATCTTAACATACTTAACCGCTCACAGGAATACATGATGCGTAGAGCATCGTTTATTGCCAGATTAGACAGATTAACTAGAGAAAATTTAAAAGAAAATGTCTGGGATATAATTGGTAGGAAAGAATATAATAAAATTAAACCAGAATGGATTAAGGAATCTATTGATTTTGCCCATGAAGTTACCTTTGCAAAGGATTTTGGAAAGAAAAAAGTAACGACAAAAGTTCCAACAGGATTTGAAAAGAAGTTTGGCAATTTTGCCCAAGGATTTATAGATACCATTAATGGTTTAAAGGTAGGACCACTTCGAGCCTCTTTAATGATTACCTTTCCCAGGTTCATTATGAACGCCTTCAAATATATGTTTGACTGGTCACCTCTTGGATTTGCGAAATGGATGGGGGAAGTGGCTTTATCCAAAACAGCAAGGGATAGAGTGGCAAAAGGAGATACACGACAACTCTCCCAAGCAATAGTTGGAACAGGATATTTATTAGCTGCGTGGCAAATGGTTAATTCAGATCATCAAGGTAAAAAATGGTACGAAATATATGTCAAACCAGGATCACGCATAGCAAGGATGTTGGAACCGATTGGTGTCAAGGCAGGAAGTAATATTAATATACTGGGTTTTCATCCTATAGTTGCCCCGATCTTCTTTGCCAATCTGTATAAAAGACATTTAGAGGGAACGCTCGATAAATTTTCATTAAAGGAATTAATAAACGGAATCTCCGCTCAAAGCATCAGGGGAGGTATGAGTATATTAGCCATAGATAAAATGCTCAATGACTTATACTCGGAAAGAAAATCAAGCCCTGACAAGATATGGGATAAATTCATATCCATAGTTGATGCCCCCGTTGGAACTTATTTTGCAGGATACCTGACACCTTTTAAAACGGTGAAGGATTTTATTATAGACTTTCAACGATGGACAACTGGAGAAAGTGAAGAAGCAGCATTTAAGGAAACAAGATTACAACCTATTGAAGGAGCTATATCATATAGAGTTCCAACTGCTATTACTGGTGGGGATTTACCAGAACGGCAATATCCAACAAGGGTAGAGGGAAAAGAGCAACAACTTGCCCTTATCTCCCAACTGACGGGACTGACGGCAACTGCACCTCGTAACTGGATGGAAGATCAGTTGGTGGAATTAGGCATAGAAAAATATGTGTATTTTCCTAAAACAGGCGATGATGTCATAGATATAGAAATGGAGAAAATTTCAGGTCCCATATCAAATGTCATAACAGATGTACTGCGAAACCAGGTTAAGTTTGACCAGATTGCAGACAGGGAATTAAAACAGATCATTATGAAATCTGTTTGGACAAAAATCAGAAAAGCAGCATTAGATGGAGTATTAAAGAAAGCAATAGATACAAAAGATAAGGGATTAGAGGCGAGAATAAAGAAAATGAAATTAAAAAAATTACCTTTCGCTAAACAATGGGAACTTAAACAAGCTGAAGCGGAAATAGCAAAAAGAACAGGATCAGAGAATTTTTCATTTGATGATTTCTTTGAGCAAATTATTGAGGAAAATAAATGAGTAAAATTTCAACATGGAGCACAACGGCAGCGAGTAACAACTCGACAGCCCCTGATGGCTGGCCAGAGGGAATGCCTCCTAGCGGAGTAAACAACTCTGCAAGGGAGATGATGGCCCAGATCCGTGATGTCTGGAATGACAAGGATTGGTTCATCATAGGCGATCAGGACGGATCAACGACATTCACTTATTCAAGCGGCACGGCTGTAACCGTATCCGCAACAGATGTAACCACCGTTTACCACGCCAATAGAAGGGTAAAGGTCGTAGGAAGTAATACTGGTACCATCTACGGGTTTATCGCTTCTTCCTCTTTTTCAACAAACACAACGATTAACTTTACTTTTGATTCTGGAAGCATTTCAGCTAGTGATGCAGCCGTGGATGTCTATGTCGGGTCAAGCTATTCCAACGTGGCGACATCCAACATACCCGCAACAGCCGTAAGTGCGAAAACAACAATCACTTCCATAGATTCAACCAATGACTACATGCTGATATGGGATGCAACCGATTCAGCTTTAAAGAAAGCTACAGTAGCCAATACAGTTACTCATCAAGATTTAGATTTTGAAGGAGATAGTGGATCATCATCCGTTGACCTGGATTCACAATCATTCGACATCGCAGGTGGAAGTGGAATTACAACAACGGCTTCAGGACAAACATTAACCGTTGCTGGTGATGATGCCTCAACTTCGGCTAAAGGTGTCGCTTCATTCAGCAGTGATAACTTTGCAGCAAGTTCAGGAGACATTACCATAAAAGACGGTGGAGTGGTCAATGCTGAACTAGGCGACATGGCAGCAAACACTGTCAAAGTAAGAAATGCAAATTCAAGTGGTGTTCCTTCTGACCTGGCTTTAGCGACAACCGAAGTAATGATCGGAGATGGAACGGGTTTCACAGCCGCATCCCTCTCTGGCGATGTAACCATGACAAACGCAGGTGTTGTCAGCATTGGATCAGACAAGGTTACTTATGAGAAGATGCAGGACACTTCAACGGACAACCGACTTCTTGGAGCCGCAACAGCAGGAACGATAGGAGAGGTTCAGGTGGCAAGTGCCATGGTGGCGGACAATGCCATCACATTAGCTAAACTCGAAGATGGAACACAAGGCGATATTTTATACTATGGGGCAAGTGGAGCACCCACCCGACTTGGAGCAGGAACTTCAGGCGATGTACTGACAACAGCAGGAGCGGCAGCTAACCCTGCATGGGCTACTCCGACAACTGGTGATATTACGAATGTGGGAGTTACATCCCCTATTACTGGTGGAGGATCATCTGGCTCTGTTACGATTGCCATTCAGGATTCTTCAACAAGTCAAAAAGGAGCGGCAAGTTTCAGTTCAGATAATTTCGCAGCTTCATCAGGTGATATAACGATTAAAGATGGCGGGGTGGCGAATGCCGAACTCGCTGACATGGCGGCTAACACCGTTAAGGTAAGAAACGCCAACTCCAGTGGATCAGCATCTGATCTTGCACTCGCTACAACAGAAATTTTAATTGGAGACGGCACAGGATTTACTGCTGCATCACTGTCAAGTGATGTAACAATGGACAATGCTGGAGCCGTTACGATAGCGGCAAACGCTGTTACTTTAGCCAAGCTAGAGGACGGTACGCAAGGAGAC